CCAGAACCAACCTGTATCTTACCTGTAGAGTTTGTTGTTAATGTAGAATCATTTCCAACCATAGCAATAATATTATTTAAAAACCTACATCTTTCGTTTCTTGCTATTCTGTCTGACTGGGTAAATATTCTGTTGTCTGCATTCGTTGCAAAAACATTGACTGTCTGATTTATTATTCCGTTTTCAGATGATCCGTCAAGTGGTTCATATCTTACTGGGATATCTATTGCAGCAGAACCAACAGGCTGATACAGCCAATTGTCGGTGTCTGCAAAAGAAAATATGTTTCTACTATCAAAAGATCCAGCAACTGGGTTTGATGCAGCAGAGAACACTCCAACCTCTGTTATCTCATATCTTTCTTCTGTTGGCATTTCTGCTGTTAGGACTACCTTGTCAATACCGTTTTCATTTACAAAGCCTCTGGAAATAATGGGTACACGAAACATCTCAAAATCCAAAGACTTTTTCTGTGAGTAGTCTGCAAAGACCCCATCAGAAGGCACTGGAGTGGGCCCACAGCCCACAGCAATGTGCGATGCATATGATTGGGTCTGCCCAACAAGATACTTGGCTAAAAGATTTTTACCTATATTAGTTATCATTAATTACTCCCACCATATATTGTATCATCAAAAACGCCTCCACTAGTCAATATCTGGACTTCTACTTGCTCATTTTCTTTTATATTTATTAAATTAATAACTAGATCTCCAGTTATTGGATCAATATAAACATACTTACAGTTTGGAACCTTTGTCCTTTTTGTTAGGTCTGGGTCTGTGCCAACCAGATCATATCCAGTTCCACAAACTGGTAGTCGATCAAATATAGATAAAGATAATGCCTTGAAATAAGAGTCAGAGGACTGAAGTCTTAAAACATTGTTTGGGTTGTATTGTAAATAAAGATCTGTTAGGTTTTTAATTGGGGCATAAATAACCTTCTGACCATTTACTAAATCGTGTCTAGATATTGTAGCAAGTTCATATCCGCCAATTTCTTCAAATATAAGATCTGTCATTATTTCAATAGACATCATCTCATCACCTGTAATAATTAAATCTGGTGTAGCAATCTTTACTGATTTATCTTCAGATGCACTTGCTGGGTATGGAAGATCTGCAGTTGCGCCAGTTGCCATTACACTACCTCACTTAAAAAGACCGTCATGTCTGGACCTTCTAGGCTTCTAGAAAATTCAATATTGTATACAATAAATCTGCTAGATGGGTTTGAGGCCATACTTACACCATTTTCTTGATAGTCTAAACTAACTATGTCTCCAAGTTGAATTGTTGGAATTGAAAATATCTTAACCCCAATAGACTTTCTTGGCTTTGTTGTTTTTTCAATCATCCACTTCATTAGGCTTGATGCCTCATCTTGTGACTGTATGTACGTAGCATCTAATGCAAAATCTTTTTTACCGTATGTCATTCTGCTTAACTTTATGTCTTGGTAATCTTGCTTAAACTTAAATGGATTTGATATTAATTTATCTGCAACAAACTGAGGGTTTGACTCAAGACTGTTCTTGTTAAAGTATTCATCAACTGTCAAATTGTTATCGGACTGCTGCGTAAAAGTAATTCCTTGAATTCTTAAATAGTTCCCACTTGTTTCATCTAGACTAAGAGCCGTATCTGTTGCATTAAAAATTAGAAACTCTGCGCCATAAGATCCTGCTCTAAAACCAGAAACCACATATCCTTTTATCTTATTAAATGTTGGAGAGATTTTTGCAGTTAATGCTGGGTAGGCTTTATCATATTTAAAATTAAATGCTGCTGCTTCTCTCATAATACTTCCAAACTCTTCAAAATATATATCATATTTTGGAGGCTCGGACGAACCTATTCCAGTAAGGTATGTATTTTGGATTAGTCCACTAATTGCATACTTTCTAAAAGACTCATTTGCATCAACTTCATTGTCTCCAAAAACAGAGTTAACTGGGGCACCTAAAGAAAAAGAAGTGTTCTGAGAATAGTTGTTGCATAGAGCATAGACATTTTCAAACATTGCTCGTGTAGATCCTCTTGCAAACAAAGCCATATCAGAGTAAACTGGAAGAGGATCTTTGTCGTCTACTGTCTTTATTAGACTTCCATTCATGTATAGGTAAAATCTTCTTGTACTTCCTATGTCTTCGTACTCTACTGCTAAATCATATACCGTTGGATTTTCCTCAGCAAACACTCTTGACTGCCCAGTAAACCTTCCATCATCAACAGTTATCTTTGCTAGACCATCCCAAAGACCTACTGGTATTGCTTTACCATTATCAGATTTTACCTTGTAGAAAAACACATTGCTAACACTTTGTCTTTCTGTTTCTGACAAGTCTCCAAGACCTAGCGCTGCTATCTCAAAATAGTATCCTACATTTGTGGTTGGATTTAGCATTACCGCAATACCAGCAGATCCACCAGCAATGTTAATATTTTTATCTGGAGTAGAACCGTTTACAACATAGTATGTTGATGATCCGTTTGATGTTTGTCCACGATCCTGGTTGCTTTCTATCTTGCCAACAATTCTTAGTCTTGTTCCAAAGTGCTTATATTTTTTACCTTGTAAAGACTTGTGAACATATGAAATAAAATTTCTTGGTTTTTCTTTAGTATTAAAGTTTGGACCAGTCAGTGAAAGTGCTGATGATTGAACTGATCCTGGAACCTGCTGAGTGTTTGTAGTTATTTCTCCAACATTAACAGTTGACATAAAGTTTTTAATAATTCCAGTTCTAGATGATGTTCTTGACAGTGCATCAGAAGATACTCCAGAATCAGTTAACTTACCAGAAGATGCAACTGTTGTTACAAGAGGCAGTTCTTTATTTTCAAAAAGATGTTCTGAAGACATGTAGCAACCCTTTACGTTATCATCAGATTTCCAATAATCGGATATTCCAGCAGAGTGTGCAACCACGGCTGTTCCAAATTGTCCACGACCATGCTTCACAACTTCTCCATTTTGAAGTTTAACAACTCCAGACTGCTCAAAATATTTTGGCTCAGAGTAAATTCTTACCAGACCCGTTGGATATATCTTTCCGTTAAATGGTAGTTTAGAGAAGTAGTCTTGATAGTCTTCCGTAGAGGTTATCCATACATTTCCAAAGCCCGTAACATTGTATTGCACTGCATCGTACTTTATAATTTCGCCTTGTGAATAGAAGTATCCGTTATATCTTGTAATCCAGTAAGCAGCCTCTCCAAGACTAAATGTATTGTTTATTACAATGTTATTTTTTACAGTTGGAACGTCTGCAGAAAGATTTGAGTTCAAAGGTATTGCGCTAAGAACATACGCTGACTGAGTGTTGACTTCATTGTTGATAGATTTTGTATTTTCTGTTCCAGAAACTTCCCACAAGAGAGCAGGCTTATATGTATAGAATCTTTCATCATCCAAAAGACTGGCTTGTCTTAAAGAGCCAATTGATCTTTGTATGTGCCTTGTCGTATAGTTAATTACTCCGTCATTATAAACATTGTTTGGCTGAACAGACACAGAAATAACGTTTGCAAGTTTAGCAGGGTTAACTGTTTTATTTTTAATCTCTCTGTCTTGAACTAAATCATTTGTTCCTTTAAGTTCAAATGTTGTTGGTCTTTGTAATGTAGTTGGCATTATATAATCTTTACTCATCATTACAAAGTTGTTATATTCATCAAAGAACATTGCGGTTTGAGTTGACACTGCTAGATCTTGAAGTACCTCGGCAACACTTTTGTCTGGCCCAACAAAAAAGTATGGAATTATTATTTCTTTTTCATTTGCAACTCTCTTGAATGTGTAATTAGAAAAACCAATATGATCTAACAAAAGAGATACAGCAGAACTAACAGATACCTCTGTCATTAATATTTGTGGAGCAGTAATAGATTCTAAATACCAATACATATCTCTTAAAGATAGGGAAACCGTTTTGCCCATAAGATCTTGCTTAGGGAATGAGTCTGAGTATAGTGTTTTAATTGGAACCCAGTAGTCCCATCCTGCAACGTCAACAATAACCTCATAGAACTTAAACTGTACATGTCTGTTTATATACTTGGATATAATACTTAATGAATTGTTTTCATTAAACGCTTGGTCATAATCAAAAATGTTTATGTTTCCATTAGAGGCAATTAACTGTCCGACTGGCAAACCACTTACGCCAAGATCTGATGCGCTCTTGTTAATTGAGTAATCTAAAGTTTTATCAGAAACATTTAAAACAAGTCTTGGGGATATTTCTATAAGATCAAAGGTTGAGTCTTTTACGTTCATTGAGTCTACGACTATTCTAATTCCAGATATGTATTCAAATTCTCTATACTGCAGTTTACCATCTAAAGATTTAGTAAATACGTTTGGAGATGTAGCATCTACGACAAAGTTTGTAAGTCTATCTACTGTCTCGTCTTGCACATACCAACCATACTTTGGGGTTATGATTTCATAATCTGTACCGTTCCAAATATAAAACTTTCCTATATCGCTTTCATTCTCTTTAATAAGATAAGCATATCCAACTACAGACTGCTCAGGAAGCAAAGATATGCTTGTGTATACTTCTGCAAAGACAAAGTTTGGTCTCCACTCATCTGGAACAATTAGACCGTATGCTATTTCAACATATCCATCACTTTTAATAATTGGTGTGCCATCTACTCTTGTTATTGCTGGATTAAATGAAATAACATTTTCCCAGTTTCCATCTTTTAAAAACTGTATCTTCCATCTATTGGGAACTTTTTGGTTCAACTCTCCAAAAAATGGATCTGCAAATGCTCCAGTTGGAGATGAGAATGGTCCTAGATTTTCTGTTCCAGTGTGAGTCTGCATCTTAACGACAACTCTGTTTGTGGGAATTTTTTCCTTGTAAACAACAAAAGGACAAGCATCTTCTATTGAGTTCTGAGATCCTCTTATCTTTGATGCAATTCCGTATTCTTGACCAGACTCTGTTCTATATGAAGTCCAGTATTTAAACTTGTCATTTTTGTCTGGCATATAGTATCTTGGTCTATCAGCCATAACTAGGTTGGGGTGATGTAGTTTTCCATTCTCAAAGAATACCGCCTTGTTGATTCCAGATCTTGGTCTGAATTGATTAAAGCATTCCTCTAAAGAATAAAGAGTTTGTAATTTTTCTTTCTTTGTTAAAAAGGTTGTTGGGATATTGTCATTGTCAAATGTTCCATCTACAAGCGTGTCTGCATCAGTTGCTCCTGTATAAAAATTTCCAGCATCATTAATGTCAAAACTTGTGGGAAGTGAAGAATAAAGAGAAGAAGTATCTGTTGGTCTGTACCTATAGTTACCAATATGTTTTATATTGGTTGGTATATTCATATT